AACATGAAGTCTTTTTCAAGAAAATCGTGCGGCGCTCTGTCCCACACAATGATTTCAGAACCAACAGGAAGGTTCTTGTACTGTTTTGGGTTCAGCTTTCCAGGTACATTCAGGCTGGTAACTAGGTTCATAACAAATACTCCAAAAGGTACTTATTTTAGAGTACTGTATTGTCATTTAGTTCTGTTGTATTTTCTCATAATTCCGTGAATTTTCATTGCGGATATGATGGCAAGAGGACCGGCAATGATGTACACGAAAAAGGTGGTGGTAAGAAAATCAAACGTGTTCATGGTTGACACAATGGTAATCGTAAACCAACCAAACAACCCAAGCATCATCGAGGTAATGAAGGCACGGACATAATATCCGTGTACGACATTAAGCTGTTGGAAACCAAGCAGAAACACCAGCCCAAACTGGGACACAAAGATAAGAATGTTATCAAGCATGAGATCACCTCAAAACCTAACGGACGGAACTACCCCATAATAACTATATTAGTTATTTAATATTTTCTTTAATGGTCTTAATAACCATCATATTCCTTGGTGGAGTTGAGGATGGATCTGCCAAATCTACCCTAACCCGTAAAAAAACAGGCTAACGTAGTCTTGGCAGCATATTCCCCGGAGCCAGCATCGGACTCTCACTGCACCAAAGTCGATGATCAGTCGCTTTGATATGGTGAACTTTCTTGCTAATCAACACAAGCCGTAAACGCATCACCACTACATAGACTTATGAGGCAACTCCGGTCTACCGGCTTTCGGCCTATCTATGCAGACTACCCACGTTGGAAACTCTAACGGACCCACGGTAATTTCCACTTCAAGATGATGTGCCGCCGTTTGCACGACCACTTCATCCCTTGATCTGACAGCTAGATACTTAGTCAAGTGCCAGATACGTTAATTCAGACAGCCGATCTATATCCAAAGTTCCATAAAAAACGAACCTTTTTACAAACGGAAAGTCATATACTTGTATTCATTAGGAATTTTCTATGGACAAGCAACTGCTGGAGATCGGCAACGCCATCCGAAAGTTACAAAAAGAAGACCCAAGCAAACTAGCGGAGATGCTAAACAGCCTGACTGAAAAAGAAGCTGAACAGGTTTATTACAGTTGGGAAATCTGGGCAAGACCAAAACAACTTATCAAGGAGTACAACGAGGGCTGGCCGGAATCTATCATTGTGTATTCAATGGGTCGCGGCGGCGGGAAGACGCGCTTGGGATCGGAGTGGGTAAGAAAGAAGGCTACCGATCATCAAACCAGCACTGCCTTGATTGGTCCCACAAGTGGTGATACCCGAGACGTTATGGTGTTGGGTCCTTCAGGAATTCTTGCGGTTCACCCGGCAAGACAAAGACCAAAATACGAACCGTCTTATGCAAGACTGATTTGGCCCAACGGTTCAAGTGCAAAGATGTATTCTGGGGAAAAATCCGACCGTATCCGTGGTGGCAACAACGAATATATATGGGTGGACGAACTTGGAGCCATTCCAGACCGCGATGTGTGGGACCAAGCCATGCTGACCCTCCGTGTAGGAGAAAGCCGTGTATTGGCAACGACAACGCCCCGTAAGGGCAATGAAGTGCCGATTGACCTGTACAAGAGGGCGGTTTTTAACGACGACCCTCCACAAAAAGGCAAGGATGTAAGAATTATTACCGGCAGTACTTACGACAACATTGACAATCTATCCAAGCCCTTCATGGATCAGATTGTGGCAAGTTACGCCGGTTCCAGGCTAGGAATGCAGGAAATTGACGGGATCATGCTTTTGGACTCTGAAGGGGCCTTATGGAACACGGAGTTGTTGGATAAATGCCGTAGAGAAAAACCGGAAGAACCCAAATTGTTTGCTATCGGCGTTGACCCACAAGCAAAGAAGAAAAGAAACTCAGACCAGACGGGTATTGTTGGTGGATGCATAGACGAAGAAGATGTTGCGTATGTTTTGGACGATCTAACCGGAAGTTACAGCCCGAGTGAATGGGCAACTCGCGTGGTAAGTCTTTACGACAACTACAGCAAGGAAGGACCATGCGTAATTGTGGTGGAAAACAATCAGGGTGGTGATATGGTTGTTGAAACGCTAAATCACGCAAGAAAAAACCTTCCTGTTGTGACTACATTCAGCACACAGGACAAATTGTCAAGAGCAACACCAATAGCAATTCTTTACGAACAAGGCAGGGTATTTCATTCCAGAGTGTTTGCCGGACTGGAAGAAGAGATGGTTACCTATGACGGCACGGGCAAGTCACCAAACCGAATGGACGCAATGGTGTTTTGCATGAACCATCTTCTTGCAACAAATCGTAACGTCACAAAAATTGTGGAATTTCTGATGTAAATCAATGTCTAAGATTAAATGAAACGGGGAGCCGGGATGAATACACAACCATTTCTAAAACAAACGCACCAAACAGGTCCAGCATCGCCATCGTTAGATTATTACGAAATGGCAGATCGGTGGGGGCTGCCCTATGACTTGTACGGTGGAACAAGGAAAATGCGAGATCGCGCAAAGAAATGGTTGCCGCAGGAACTGCGTGAATCTGATGAGGCTTACAAGAACCGCCTAAAGAGAACTTTTCTTTACAACGCATTCAAACGAACCATTAAGGCGTATGTTGGTGTTTCTTTTCTACGCAACGTAACAATTAATGGTCTTCCTCAAGAACTTGAATATCTTTTGGACAATTGTGATGGCACGGGCCGGTCAATTACCGCTTTTACTGCCGGTTTGTGCGAAGACCTTTTGATTTCTGGAAAAGGTCATATTCTTGTAGACAACCCAAAAGTTAACGGTCCTCTTACACTTGCCGACGTTCGTGAAAACGGCATTCATCCTTATTTTAATGCAATTGATCCAAGAAATTTGATTGCGTGGAAGGTAGACAATTCCGGCGGGTTTGAAAAAACCTATCAGATTCGTTTTGTTGAGCGAGCGGTAGAGGAAGTAGACGAATGGCAGGAAAAAGAAGTACAACGCATTCGTATTATTGAGCCTGGGATGTGGACAACGTATTTGCTTAACGAAAGTCAATATGACATTGAAGATGAAGGTAATTTTGATCTTGATTATGTTCCTATCGTAAACATTTATGCCAAAAAAGAAGCACCGTTTGTTTCCTATCCTCCTCTTGAAGACCTTGCTTGGCTGAACCTGCGCCATTGGCAGTCAAGTTCAGATCAAAACAACATCCTTCATGTTGTGCGCGTCCCGCTAATGTTTGGTCGGGGGTTTCAGGAAGGTGAACTGGATGGGTTGGAAATCGGCGCTAATCGCGCAGTGACAACCACAAACGAAAACGGCGATCTTAAATACGTTGAACACACTGGCAACGCAATTAATTCTGGCAGAATGGATCTTAAAGACCTAGAACTGCGTATGGGTCAGATGGGTGCAGACATCTTGATTCAGGGTTCTGTATCAAGACAAACCGCTGCCGCAAGAAAGATTGACCAAGCAGAGTCAATGTCAATTTTTCAGGTCATTCTTAGAAACCTTGAAAGTGCCCTTGAGCAATCAATTAAGATTGCCGGTGACTGGCTTGGCGTTGACGCAAGCGAAGTCAATGTAATTATTGGTGACGATCTCAGTCTGCCGACACAGGCAAATCCGGTTGATGATCTTATGAAACTTGGTCTTGTTGACGAGGCCATGCTGAAAGAACTCAAGCGGCGCGGTCTGGTTTCCGACTCTGTTGAAGTATCTGATTTTGAGAAAAAGGAAGAGCCGGAACAAAACCCGTTTATGCAACAGTTTTCTGAAAACGAGGAAGAGGAAGATGAAGATCAACCAATGCCCAATGTGCAAGAGTGAGAATGTTGCAACAGACTCTAGCGACCTAATTGAAAAAGACGGTTGTGGTTATCAAAGCATGTGGCTAATTTGTGAAGACTGTGGTGTTGGAACAGACCCTTTTGACATTGATGACTGCATGACAGAGGAGCAAAGAAACGAAATTTTGCTAGAAATGGTAAAAACATGGAATAACATGGAACTTTTTTGAATTAAAGTTATCTTATTGATAATACAACAAAACCGGAGATCGGTATATGCTTGAAGAAAATACGAACGAAGATGTTCAGGAACAGCAAGAAGAACAGAACGAAGAAGTAAATGTTGAAGACCTGAAACAACAGTTTGAATCGCTCCGCGAGGAACACGAACAGACGAAACGCTATCTTAACAAAGCAAACAAAGAGGCAAAAGAACGAAGATTGGCTCTAAAGGAACTTGAAGAAAACGGTCTTTCTATTGAAGAGGCTGTAAATCTCAAGAGGCGTCTGGAAGAAGAAGAGCGCGAAAAGGCGGTCAAAAAGGGCGACATTGAAAAGGTTAAGGAACAACTGACAAACTCTTTTGAAAAAGAGAAAAAGGATTTGATGGGTAAGGTTGAGAAAATGCAGAAATCTCTATATGAGAATCTTGTTTCTGCAAAAGCAAACGAGGCAATTTCTGAAGCTGGTGGCGTCCCAAAATTGCTGATGCCTTTTATTCAGAAGTTTGCACAGGTTCAAGAAGAAGACGGTAAATATGCTGTACGAATTCTTGATGAAGACGGTGAAGTACGGTTTAACAACAAAGGCGACTACATGACCATCCACGATTATGTGGAAGAACTTAAGGGTGATGAGGTGTTTGGTAGGGCTTTTGAAGTTAACGTAAGGTCTGGGAGTGGCAGCAAATCAGGTAGTGCGGGTGGAAAACAAAGTGCAATTCCACAAAGCCGGAGCAAAATGACCACTCAACAAAAGGTAGAATATATTTCGGAGCATGGGCAAACTGCTTTTCTTAATCTACCGGCGTAAGGGAGCCAACACAGTTGGTCTTCCCAATCTTGGTAAAACCATTCCCGAGATGGGAAGGAAAACTTAAACAACTGTGAGGTGAATTATGGCTATTGGTACTAAGTCTGACTTTCAGATTTACCATGAGGAATTTTTTGGCGGTTTCAACGAAGTCGTTCAACAGAATTCCAATGTGTTCAATGCTGCTTCTGCAAACGCAATGCGTCTTGTCCCGCGTATGCTGAAGGGCGATTACGAAAAGGAATCGTTTTTCAAGTCGATTGAAACGCTCGTTTCTCGGCGCGATCCCACTTCCACCAGCGATGCTACTTCTCAGAAGCTGGAGCAGGGCGAACTGGTCGGCGTCAAACTGAACCGCAAGATTGGTCCTGCGGAACAGACGATGGATTCGTTCAAGAAAATCCAGGTTGACCCTATGGAGTTTAGTTTCATCCTTGGTCAACAGGCTGGCGAAGAAGCGTTGCGCGATTATGTAAATACGGGTGCGCTTTCTGTCTCTACTGCCATTCAGGCAATGAGTCCCACAATGATTGTGGACAAAACCGGCGAGTCTGATCCGAATCTTTCCGCTCAGTATCTCATCAATGCTATGGCGAAAATGGGTGACCGCGCCCAACGCATCCGCGCATGGGTGATGCACTCTAAGCCGTGGTTTGATCTGATGGAAGGTCAGGTTTCCGACAAGGTTACAAACATCAGCGATGTTGTGATCTATGGCGGTTCTCCGGGTACTCTTGGCCGTCCGGTTATCGTGACCGACAGCCCGTACCTTGTCAACTATCAGACCGTTACTGATAGCCCTGCTGGCGATAACTATATCGTTCTTGGCTTGACGGAAAACGCTGTTGTGATGAATCAGAGCGAAGAAGAATCTATCCTTAGCGATACGGTTCTCGGCAAGGAAAACATCATCATGCAGTATCAGGGCGAGTATGCTTATAACATCCGCATCAAAGGGTTTAGTATGCTTATAACATCCGCATCAAAGGGTTTGCCTATCAGACAGGTGGAGTGAACCCGACTGCTGCCGCACTTGGTAGTACTACCAATTGGGGTTTCCAGATGCATGACACTCGCCTTGGGCCTGGGGTCGGATTGGTGGTCACCTAAGATAACATCTTAATTAACCGGGGAGGTTTTTCCTCCCCCTTTTTTTTAGGATGTGTCTATGCATAATATAGTTTACAAAACCACTAACAAGGTAAACGGTAAAGTTTACATTGGTTCCCATTCTACAGAAAATCTGAATGATGGGTATCTTGGTAGTGGGCGCTATATGAAGCGGGCGATCAAAAAACACGGGCGTGAAAACTTTGAAGTAACTCATCTATTTTTCTGCGACACAAGAGAAAAAGCGTTTGAGTTAGAGTTTTATGCAATCCGCGACCACATTGCCGTCTACGGTAAGCGTAAGGTCTATAATGCCAAACCTGTTGCGTGTGGTCACGTTAAAGGTGAAACTCACCCAATGTGGGGTAAGACACACTCCGACCATTTAAAGAAAAAGTGGTCAAAAGAACGGCGTGGTGAGAACAATGCTTTCTATGGAAAGACGCATACTGAAGAGACTAGGAAGAGATTGTCTGAAGTAGGATCAACTAAGACAAAAGAACTTAATAACTTCTATGGTAGACACCATTCAGAAGAGACGAAGAAGTTGTTGTCCGATCAGAGGAAAGGAAAAAACCTAAAAGAAAAGAACCATTTTTACGGTAAAACAC